CACGTTTGCTCGTTAATAGAGAACTATGGCTACCGCTTCTGTCATGCTCCCTGCTGATCAAGCAATTGTGTTAACTAAGTGGGGTTGTAAGTGGATTAGGTTCGCGTTCGACAGGCTGGTGCATGGGTCAGATGTGCATCAGTATGCTGGTAAGTTGTTGGTTGAGTTGGAGGCGACAACCGACTCACCAGTTGATTTCCTTCAGGTAGAGGAAACCGATTTCAAGAAGAATGTGACAAGTGAAGGCGAGACCAAGACTGTCATTCATAATGTTAAAAGATCAGTCAGAATTAAGAAAGGAGGCAGGTCTCGATTCGCTATGGCTTTAGCCAAGGAGGCTTACTTGAAATTCGGCGCCAGGCCCTTCACACAGGCAAATGTCTTGGTCACACGTAAGTGGTTGGTCAAGAGTTTGGAAGGGGAAAAATACAACGACATGAGAACTTGTGACAAAATAATTGCCATTGACAGGGCAATGTTTTTGTCCTTTGTGCCAACCATTGTCCACAATAACATGCGTGTGGCAATGCAAGACGAGTCGATAGTCGGTATGATTTCTGGCAAGGTTCACCAGTTCGGTAAGGTGTTCTCCTTTATGGGGACCCTTCCCGAATAGGGGTGCCCAGTCGTTGGACACGGGAGGGGCTGTGGGGTTAGTCGGGCCACAGTCTCAGGTTCCCGTTTGCGTGTCACTCGACGATTGGGACTTACAAAGAAACGTAGTTATGTGCGTGTCGCCGGTGTCTCACCAGACATCGATGTTGTTCCATTCAATCACAAGATCAGTACTCTAGAGCGGGCTGTGAAGGAGCGCGTGTTCTGTGTCAAGAACGTCAAATCGAAGACGGGGTTGACTGATGAATTCGTGTCTCCTCCACGACCTGTGACCAATGCGTTTTCCAGGCTTGGTGAAACCAGGAAACTGCTCGGCACCTATCTCCCCTCGACCGCCCCTATCACGGCTCATCAGTTTGTTGAGAGCTATAGAGGCCGCAAGAAGAAGGTGTATGCGCAGGCTCTGGAAGAGATGGAAATGGGAAAGTCATCTCTTGCAGAGGACGCAAAGGTAAAAGTATTTATTAAATACGAGAAAACTGATCGGACTAGTAAAGCCGATCCTGTCCCCAGGGTTATTTCTCCCAGGGATCCCAAGTTTAACATTAGGCTTGGGAAGTACTTGAAACCGTTGGAAGAACGGATTTTCAAGAGCTTAGGACGGCTTTTCGGGCATCGAACGGTCATGAAAGGCATGGACGTGTTCCAAGTTGCGGATTGCCTCCGTGAAAAGTGGGATATGTTCAGGCATCCAGTTGCTGTAGGCCTGGATGCCTCGCGATTTGATCAACACGTTTCTGTGGACGCGTTGAAATTTGAGCATGGTGTCTATCTTGATTGTTTCAAACGGAAAGTGCACAAAAAGAAGCTTGACTCGATATTAAAACATCAGCTTGTTAACCATTGCACTGGTTACGCTGAGGATGGGGTATTATCCTACACCACTGAGGGTACACGTATGTCTGGAGACATGAACACCAGTTTGGGAAACTGTGTGTTGATGGTTTCTATGATACATGCATATTTGGTTGATCGTGGTGTTAATGGCCAACTAGCAAACAACGGAGACGATTGTGTCGTTTTCATGGAACGTGAGGACCTTGGAAAATTTTCTGATGGGTTGTTTGATTGGTTTTGGGACATGGGATTCAACATGGCAATTGAGGCCCCAGTCTATGAGTTTGAAGAAATCGAGTTCTGTCAATGTAAGCCGGTGCATGATTTAGAAAAATGGAGAATGTGTAGAAATCCTTGGAGTGCTATAGCCAAGGACTCTGTGTTATTGAAAAATGATATCTCCATGAATTATTTCCGTTTGTGGTTGAACGCTGTTGGGACTGGAGGCTTGTCCATTGCAGGTGGCATGCCAATTTTCCAGGCGTTTTACCAGATGTTCGTCCGCAACGGCATCACTTCGTACAGGAAATCACGAGGCAATAAAAATGTGGAGCTTACCAGTGATGAGCTCATGCCGTGGTTTATGCGTGAAGTGGGCTTGAAAGGGTGTGCGAAGGCTCGTCCCATCACAGACGAGGCTCGCGCATCTTTTTGGGCTGCTTTTGGTGTTACCCCTGACGAACAAATATTACTTGAGGGGTATTACGAGAAGCTTGACGTTGTTTGTTTTGGTGATGAGTGGGTGCCGCGCCCACTTTTCACTGATTGTAATTGATTGTTGTAATGGGGCTCGCGTGAATCCACCAAAACCAATTTGATTGGGTCAATATAATGGCCAAGAGACTGCACGGTGGACCACTGGAACGCGGGTGAACAGTCCCCCTATGTTGGGGGATCCCATACTAACTTACTATATGCATTCGTTAAATTCCTCTAAAAGAGCAGTCGTGCACGCAGCTGGAGACGTTACGCCTTTTGTCAACCCATTGTTTTCCGATCTTTGTTACAAAGTTGTTGACAAAGTCTCTCCTGGTTTAGGTAAGGCTAAGAAGGCTAACGCTGCTGCTGCTTGTTCTAACGCTGTTGGTTACTTGATTAAAAACGGCAAGAAGGTTAATTTTAAAAATATATTAAAAGCGCTTGATAGTGATATGTGGGCTTTGGCTGACAGTTGGGAAGCAGACGTATCAGGATACCTTAAGAAGATGGCACCAGTAAAGAGCTTTGGTTCTGGATCTAAAAGCAAGAATAGCACCTCCACTGTTAGTGGTGGTGCTTCCAAGCTCGGGGGTGTTTCCTATGCGCCTGTGTCTATTAGTCACAACATTCGTAAAACCGCTAAACCGAAGATGTCGTACCGTGGCGACAGCATCACGGTCGCTCACAGTGAGATGCTCGGGTCTATTGTTTCCGGCACGCCTTCTTCCAATGTTACCGCGTTCCGGTGCATTGGTATGAGGGCTAATCCGGGCATGTCCAGCGTATTTCCGTGGTTATCCACGATGGCTGTAAATTATGAGAAATATCGGTTTCGTAGATTGCGG